ACGGCCCGCCCAAGCATCCGGCCAACGCTGCTGGTGGATTTCGCGAATGCCGACAGGTTCGACCCGCGCTTGATCGTTACAAGAAACTCGATTGGCACCTGTTTCGACGAACGCGGGTTTCGCGTTACGCGACAAGCTCACCAGATTCGTTACGAACACGACCCCATCACCGGCAGGCGATTGGGCGCGTTGAAAGAAGCCGCCGCCACAAACCTGTACCTGTATTCGGGGGCGATTTCCGCAGCCAATGGGTGGACGCTTAGCGCTGCACTTACTTCCACTCTGAACGATGCGGAGGGCTTGGACGGCACGATGAGCGCTGAAAGACTTACAGTCGGATCAGTGGGAGAGGTGATTTTCCGGAGATCCGATTCGACTAACCTGACGATTGGGCAGAATTACACGAGGTGGGGCGTTTTTCGGGCCGGAACCTCCATCTCGATAGCAGTTGAGACAGCCTCAAGTGTCTATTCTATCGCCGATGGATTGACAAAAAGCACCACCTACAACCTCCTGACAGGGGTTATTAGCGGCTTCACGACACGCGCATTCATGTTCCCGCTCCGTGACGGGTGGTACATCTGCGGCAGAACCGACGAAGCACTGGCGGCGTCAACGATCGGCGACAGGTGGTTTGTCGGGCTTTACGGCTCGAATAGCAACGTGGGCGAATTCCTGCACGTGGACGGAATGCAGATGGAGCTGGGTAGTTTCCCGACCTCGTACATTCCCACGGGCGCTACTGCCGTTATCCGCGCCCTCGAAACGTGGGAGATGCCTGACGTGGAGGACATAATCAAGCCCGGTGAAGGCAGCTTCTATGCCGAGGGGATTACGGGCTACGGCAGTGTCAATGGCCACACGCTATTATTCGCCAGCACGAACAATAGCACCAATGAGTCTATTTACGTGGGACAGAGGACTTCCACCGTGAACCGAACCGCAATCGCCAACAACCCCACAACCGGAGTCATTCAGTGGAACTTAGGGGAGGCGCTTACCAGCATAGGGCAGCGGGTTCGGTACGCTCTTGGGTACCGCGTCAACGACATTGCAGGAAGCTATAATGGCGGTGCCGTGCAGGTGGATACCGTGGCCACTATTCCTCCGATTAACACCATTGAGATAGGGGGCATAAGTGGAAGTGGGGGACAACCCTGGTCGGGAATCGTGGTGTGCGTGGCGTATTACCCGCGCCGATTGCCCAACACAGAACTACAAGCCCTCACTACAAGTGGCCTCCTAGCAGGAAAGAACCCTAACCAACTACCCACCATGGGTGATTTGGGCGACGTGGCAACGGCAAGCTGGAAGCAGTTGTTAGGGACTCTTCTGCCTACGCTAACAGTCCAGGAATTGCGTTACTCGGTCGGCAATCCGGCCAAGGCGGTACTGATCAGCGATGGTGCTAAGGTGGGTATATTCGTTCGAGACAATGCCGACACGAGCAGCGCCGACGACGGTCAGAATATTATTATCACCTCCGATGCCGTTCCGGTTCGTTTTAAGCGGCGACAGTTGCTCCGGGGTTACACTCCTACTTCGGGGGCAGATACAACGATGGAGCTGGGGAGTGTGGTGTACGATTCGGACTTTCTTCACGTAAAAACAGCAGGGGCCACGATTCAGAAATTGCAGATGCCTAAGAGTGGCGATACTGGCGCACGGCCTGCTACTTCGGCTCTGCCGGTTCCTTATATGTACTACGACACTACCCTTTCCAAGCCTGTCTGGTGGAACGGTACGGTCTGGAAAGATGCGACTGGCGCAACGGTATAATTTCAACCTTATAACTAAGAAAAAAAATGGAGCCTATTAAGATACTTATTGCCGATCGCTCGGGAGAACTTGAAACACAAGAACTCGTTTGCAAGGGTTTTGCCGTGGACTTCGTCACGTCCATAATCGTGCCTACGCTCGAAATTCAGATGATGAAACGCACTGTAACCGAAGTGCCAGTACTGGACGAATTGGGCGAGCCAACAGGGGCAACTACTACTACCTATTCACCCTGGGAAATTGACCGCCGCTACTCACCATCGGGAGCCATTGCGGTGCATACCGAAAGTAACAATACGAAGATTGTAGACCCCGCGACATTCGAGTTTGCTACCGCCGAAACCGAAAACGCCGTGGGTGAAGTGGATGCGGTGTGGGCGCTTTTTGGGCCGGGCATAGAGCAGTTACTTGGCTCGATCATGCACAGGATGATCAGCCGGGGTAGCTTGGATACGCCTTTCGACTTGTAAGAAATGCGGCAGTACCCGGACATCCCCCTAGAAAAAGTAAGAAACGGGAAATCTACGTGGTGGCGGGTAGCGGAGCCGGTGCGCTGTGACGATACGGATGGTAGCGTGTACCTGATACCAAGGGGTTTCGTGAGTAATTTCGCGAATATACCCCGGTTTTTTTTCGTAGTAGAGCCCCCACATGGGGCTTCTGCGATTCCGAGCGTGAAGCACGATTATCGGTATATCCACTTAGTAGGGGCCGGAAAAGATGGCTTTCGGAAGGCTCGCAGGAATTCGGATGCTCAGTACCGCGCCGACCTGCTGGAAGCGGGTGTACGAAAACCAATAGCCTACCTGATGTACTATGGCGTGCGGCTTTTGGGCTGGGCGTGGTATTGGAAGCACATGATTAGGAGGCTTAGAGAATTGATATGAACGAAAAATAGCTTTGAAAAGCCCAGTTGCGTCGCAGCTGGGCTTTTTTCTTTCCTCCTTTCCTCCTTTCCTCCTTTTTTTCTGTCCTACTGAGTGGCGAAAGGCTTTCTCATATTCGTAGCGAACAATTACGTACCGCTTATGACTGCCGATGTTTTTTCTGGATTATGGTTTATAGACGCTGGCTTTGCTCTGCGTATGCAGGGTGTGATCCTGCCCCGGCTACACGCTGGGAAAGACCCCATACCAGGGCACATGAAGCTTCGCGGCGGGATTTCGGCCAGAGACGAAGACGGAAACTGGGATATCAACCACTCTTACCTCCGTGATTTTCTGCAAGATGGTGGCGGCGACGTGGCCGTGGTGCCCGTTGAGGGCACCATGAGCCGCTATGGCTTTTGTGGGTACGGCAATGAACGCATCGTAAGCGTGCTAGAAGCCGCCGAAAAAGAACCCCAAGTGAAGGCCGTGGTACTGAAAATAGACACCCCCGGCGGCACCGTAGACAGCACCGACATACTGGCCGACGCTGTGCGGAAATTTTCGAAGCCCATTGTGGCCTGGACCAACTTCTGCGCCAGCGCCGGGTATTTCGTAGCCAGCCAATGCGATCAGATCATCATGGAGAACTCGCTATCGAGTGAGGTGGGTAGTATAGGCGTGCTAATGGTGTACATAGACCAAAGCGCTGCGCTTGAAAGAGAAGGCTACCAGGTAACGATTTACCGGGCCGATGCCTCGGTAGACAAGGCCCGGATCAACGGCATTGAACCCTTAACCGACGAGCTAGAACGTGAAATACAGACCTCACTGAACGAGGCCTGTCGGGCTTTTCATGGCTACGTGCGCCGGGGGAGAGCCGGAAAGCTGAGCGGTGATACGGTGTTGACGGGAAAAATGTACGCCAAACGCCAGGCAATGAAGGAAGGCTTGGTGGATACGCTGGGTAGCCTGACCGACGCCGTGGCTATGGCCCGGAAAATGGCCGGCTAAAAGCTCAGGAGGCGGATATTCAAAAATGTATCATTCTATCATTCAAAATTAATACCACATGACTAAGTCAATAACATTGGGAGGGCTGCTGGCCAGCCTTTTTCCGAGATCGAACCGGGCGCTGAGCGAGTCGCTGACGACCGAAGACTACAACGAATTGGGGGCCGATGTGCAGGAGATTAGTAATCGGCTGAGCGCTACGACCCCACCTGCACCCGAGGCGGTAGCCGCTCCGGAAGCAGTAGAAACCGAAGCTACGCAAGAAGTAGCTGAGCTAGCTAACGAAGCTCCCGTGGTAGCCGAAACCATTGAAACAGCCCATGAGGCAGAGACTGCCCCCGAGGTAGTAGCTACCGAAGAACAGCCCGAGCAGGAGCAGGTAAGCGCCCAAGAGCTAGCACAGCTCCGGGCGGATGCTGCGGCTTGGCAACAACACCGGGCTGAGTATGGCGTATTGCAGAGCTGGTATGCCAACGCTACGAAAGTAGAAGCCGGTGTGCAGCCCGAGGATGCCGCCGACCTGAAACCCGCCAAAGCAAAAAGCTGGCAAAAGGCTCCCTGGAATAACCGCTAGGGCGCAGAGTAACCCGAATTACTAACAACGTATTTACTTTTAATTTCTTAATTTCTATTAGCTATGGATTCAGTTGATTTGAGCCTATTGGCCACCACGGCGACCGACTACGCTCGGGACAATAAGGACCACATTTTTGGGAAGATTTATGCTGGCGGTATGGCCGGCAAGCCGGGCACGCCCATAAAACCCGTAACCGACTACATGATGCCCGTGGTTGGCAACGACGAAGTAGTGCTCACGGAGCTCTACATCGAGAGCGTGTTGCAGCCGGGCAACAAGGATGCCTTCAACCCCCTCACCAATGCGGTGAAGTTGAAGCCACGCCGGGCCAAGGTGAAGCCTTGCAAGGTGGATTTGTTGTTCAAGGAAAGTACCATTTTGGCGCTGTACAAGAGCTACTATGGCCAGGTACGGGGCGGGAAGATCGACCGCACTACGTTTCCTTTCGAGGCGCAGGTGATTGAGAAGGTGTTCCAGAAACTTAGTACCGACCTGCGCTCGGTAGCCCTGATTAATGGCCAACGCAACGACGCCGGCACCACGGCGCTGGAAGCGATGGACGGGTTGTTCTACAAGATGGCGGTGGCCAAGGAGGCTTCGCGAATTGCGGCGAATCAGATTGTGACCATCAACGCCATTACGCAAGCCAATGGTGTGGCCGAGATCGAGAAGATTATTGACCTGGTGCCGTCGGATTATTTCTACGAGGATCTGGTGTGTATTACGCCGTTGAAATACAAGCAGGCCTATGAGCGTGACTACCGCTCGAAGTTCAACGATTCGCCGTACAACGGTGGGTTTGACAAAATGAATATCGAGGGCACGATGATTGAGTTTGTGGTCGAGCCGGGGATGTCGACCACCGGGGCCACGGCGTTTGAGTCGCCGATTATCACCACCCGTGAGAACTTGGCGTGGCTGTATGACGACGAAGGCGAGCAGACCCGCATTGAGTTTGACTACGATAAGCGCTCCCGCTCATTGGCCTACATGATTGATTTTCAGGTAGGGTTTGACTGGGCCATGGACTCGTTGTTCTGGATGGGTGACGTAGCGTAGACCTAAGCAAGGCCCTCTTCCAGCAGGAAGGGGGCACTGGCTATTCTATTTTAAGTTAATTTTCTACTATTTATTGAGTCTTATTATGAAAAATATTGTGAGTTTTTTGGTGGCCTTGATGTTGTTTTTGGTGGCCGTGGTGCTGCCTACTGAGCTAATGGCCCACCTGAGCCCGGCCCTTGGTGGTGGCGTGGCCATGGCCGTGGCTGTGAACTTCGCGAACCTAGACGGCACGAGCCATCAGGTGGGGAACCCCGGCGGTACCCGGCAGCTGCTGGTAGTACTGGCCAATATGGTGACGGGGATATGGCCCAAGCGATCGGATATTACAGCTGGTGAGATTACGACCGTGCCGACGCTGATCAATACGGAGCAGTTTGCGAAGTATGAGTGCCCGGACGGGACGATTGAGGTGAGCTCGGAGAAACAGGGCGACCCTGGGTTTCAGAGCTATAAGCACGCGATTGAATTTATGCTGGCGGGATTCTCGAAGACCATCCAAGGCGAGCTAGACAAATACATGAACGCCGGGGCGATTTTCGTGGTAGAAATGAACGATGGCACTTACGTAGTAGTGGGCAGCAGCGACAACCCCATTTTTGTGAAGCAAGCCTTCAAAGGTGGCAAGAAAGGGAACGACAAGCGCGGTTTTACGGTGAAAGGTGAGCAGGACGGATACGTATGGGATGTGCTACCTTTGGCTACGGCTCAGGTAGAAACCCTGTTGATTCAGGCCTAAGCGGTAGCCACCCTGTTGATTCAGGCTAGTAATTCACTTGTAAGGAATTGATCATGAAAAAATTTAAATACAGATTGGTGAATGTACCGGAAGGCGGCGTGGCACACGTGGTGCCGGGCTTTGGCTACGTGAAGATCGACGAGAGCTTGAAGGACTCGACGATTGCGGAGCTGATAGCCCTGGGCTTCGACCGGTATTTTGAACCAATTAAAACCCCGAATACGGATGAAAAAGACAACACCCCAGGAGCAGACTCCCCAGCAGGAAAAGCAGGAAGAAGTAAAGGTTGACACCGAGCCGACTGTATCGGAAGATGCGGTTGACGAGCTGGATCCGGAAGCGGAGTGGGCGGCGAAGATTGTAGAGAAGGCAAAGGCCCAATTGGCCGCGCTGGAAAAACGCCAGGCACCCGAACTTGAAGCCTAGCCCCTCAGTGGGTGAAAGAATGAGAGAAGATCCCTTCATGTTGGAGGGATCTTCTTTTGTATATTGCCCCCGCGAAACTTAGTGAACTAGATGTATGGAGAAGGCCGACAAGAAATTGTCGGTTGGCATGGGGCTGAAAGTGCCACATCCTTCTCTGTGCATGCAGTAAGTTTCGCAGTGACCAACCGACATACCTACCTATGTACCCACCCGAACCGACACCCGCCCCCCTACCCTTTGCCCGGATTGATGAAGTTTTGACCAGCGCGGGGGTAGATGCTAATGTGCTACACGAAACGTTGCTCCGGTACATGGAGCACTGCCAAGAGAAACTGCAACTTTTGGACCACTCGGAAGACCCGCTTCTGTGGATCGAGGCCTGCGACTACCGCGATACGCTGGAAGGGTTTGTGGAGCTGTTGAAAATAAAAAAAAGTGAAGATCATTCCTGAACGGGGTGATCTTTTGTCTTTGGCAATTGCCGGTAATTTTGGCCATATTGGACCATGGATGAAGCGCAAATCAAAAAGGAACGTATGCGGGCCAAGGCCCAATGGCAGCTACTGAAACTAGAACTCCGCAGCGGCAAGGCTACCGAACAACAGGTGCAGGAAGCTCAGCTGGTGTGGGAGCGGATAGGGCAGTATACCTATGTGCCGCCTACGCCCACCTTGGCGGAGCTGCCACTGCTACCCGAAACCTCGGAGATGAAAACGCTACTGGTGGAGCTGGAAAGGCAACGGGCAGTGATCGACGTGAAGAAACGCCATGTCTCGATGCGACTTCAAACGGTACCGGCCAGTAGGCCGTGCCCGGAGCTGACGAAGGAAATACTCGACTACCGGGCGCAATGGGAGGAGCTGGGCGATACGATTCAGTACGTGCGGCGGTATGGGCATTTGCCCTCACAGGAGCCGGAAGACCAGGAGGTGGGGTTTCCGGTGAACTACGCCGAAGACCTCCCCCGCGATAAGTGGGAGCTGGATAGGATGATGAAGAATATGGCTATTAATGTGAATCATCGCTGGCCGAAGCTGATGGCGAAAGCGAAGACTATGAGCAAAAAAGCGGAGTACGAAAAGCGGATTGCGATAGGTACGGCGCAGTATGAGGTAATGAAGGCGTTGTTTATAACGATATAATTGAGAAGAAATGGTACAGCATATTATGAATGTGACCGTGAAAGGGCAGGAGCTACCCAAGGCGGTGTTTCGGGTAGTGAACAAAACGGATACCCCTATGCGTGGGCACGTGGTAGTGCAGATGCGCCGGCCCTTGTATGGCCAACAGGAGCACCGGGGCGCTACCAGGCTTTTGCAACCCGGGGAAGGTATGCTGTTTTATGTGGCCGAAGCCTGAAACGTGGATGGGGGCATTTTTTCCGGGAAGGTACCCGGCTGGAAAATCCGGCGGATGTGTGGAAGGAAGATGACTACCGGGAAAAGGCGCTGCGGGCGATCGAAGACCCGAATGAAAATGGGCTGTTTTAGGTTATCTGAAACCTGAAAATTTCCTGTCCTACTATTTTAAAAGGCCTCTCTGTAACTAGCAGGGAGGTTTTTTAATGTATGGACATAAGCAAAGTGAAAAGTATAGGGAAGTTGAAGCGCATCCTGAAAATAGATGAAACGAAGATGGATGCCTACCTGAGGTACTACAATCAGGAAGTGGAGCTGGTGGATATGACCGCTACCCAGATAGATATGCTGGAAAAGTACCGGAAGGCTTGGAGCTGGTACTGCCTGGGCCGGACGGAAGATATGGTAAGGAGTATGCTGATGCGCGACTATGAAATTGAGGAGCGGCAGGCAAGGTACATTTTTGAGGAAGCGAAGTTTGTGCATGGCCGGCTGGACCAGGTAGACCGGGACGGTCGGCGGTCGGCGTCGATTGCGTTCTATGACCTCATTGCGAACATGGCATTGAAGGAAAAGAACTTGGACGCAGCCGTGAAAGCGAGGCAGCAGGGAGATCATCTGGCCAAGCTGAACGAGCCAGAAGATGTAGGTCTTGATCCAGCGGACTTCTTGAAGACGGCTAAGTACGTCTTCGTGAACAACGTGAATGTGTTCAAGAAACAAATCGAGCTGGATGAGTAGCCACGAGATTGTACGGAAGATCCACGCCAACGAAAAGCAGATTAAGTTTCTGAGAAGTAGGGCGAAACGCAAGAGCTTCATCGGTGGGCGAGGCTCGGGGAAGTCGACTGTGATGGGGATGTCGGTAGGGATATTGTTCAACTACTTCGCCAAGGCCACATGGGCTATTGTAGGATTAACATACGTACAACTCGACCTTATCGTGATACCCTCGATACGGGATGCGCTCTCGATGATGGGGATCACCGAGTATAACGCCAAGACGAACCCGGCCGGGCTGTTTGTGGTAGGGGTGAAACCTCCCGATCACTGGATATCGCCCTACAAGAAAGTGGGACGGCTCGGGTACCAGTATTGTATCACGTTCATTAATGGTTTTACGCTTCGGCTCATCAGTCAGGACAGGCCTGAAACCCACCGAGGCCTGAACTTGGACGGGTTCTTGGTGGATGAGTCAGCAACGATGAATCCAGATTTCATCAAGAAAGTAATCCAACCGGCGGTGCGGGCCAATAAGTATGCGAAGTTTGCGTCTCACCCCTGGCACCATGGTTTCTTCGATTTCTCATCAGCCTCCTGGACACAGGAGGGGATGTGGATCTACGAAACGGAGGAGCGCTGGAACGGCATGCTCGCCGAGCGGGCCAACTGGGACGCGGATCAGCTCACTGCCACTCCTCCTACGTACCTATTCTTGGAATCGACCTTCAAGGACAATCAGGCTGTACTGCCTGATGACTATGAAGGTAGGCTAAGGGATGAGCTTGAACCGTTGGAGTTTGATGTGGAAGTATTGAACCACCGGCTGGGCAAGCTACCGAACGGGTTCTACTTTGGGTTCACTGTGGCTAAGCACTGCTATACGAAATCATTTACGTATCAGGACGACGAGAAGACAGGGCTCGTACTCTACCGATCTAATGACTACCTGACTGAACGGCCCCTGGATTTCAGCCTTGATTTTAACGCTGATATCGTGTGGGGTATCGTAGGGCAAGACATGGGGAAGGAGCTAAGGGTTATCAACTCCAACTACGTGAAGCCGACAGGCGTTAAGGTCGATCAGGATAATAGTATCCTCGAACAGCTCGGCACGTGGTTCTGCGACACCTATCAATCCAATGAAGTGAAGGATGTATTTCTATATGGCGACCCTGGTGGTAAGGCTACGAGTGCATCGACATCCATGAATAACCGTCCGTTCTTCGATCTGATCTGTGATGTACTTATCAAGCGAGGTTGGCGAGTGTTCAGGAGAGAGCTATCAAGTTACCCTACCCATCAGGAAAAGTACACGCTCATCAACTCGCTACTCGAAGAAGGAAACCCACGTGCTCCCAAGCTACGCTTCAACCACAACACCAACAAGGTACTACTCATCAACATCCAACAGACGCCTGTCAGTACTAACAAGACCTTCAAGAAAGGTAGCATCCAATCAGCTCAGAAAGACAAGTCGTCAGAGAAGCGAACCCGTAACAGAGAGTTCGCCACTGACGGAACAGATGCACTCGACTACTGGCTGTGGGTGAAGTGCAAGAGCTACCTGAGACAAAGGCGGAAGCAACGCAATCTGATCGAAACCAGATGACCCTATATTCCTTTTTTGGAAGGCGGCAATTGCCGCCCTCGGTAAAGTGCGGGCATTGTTCGCGAGGTTAACACAGTCCCTTTTTGCGATTTTTCGACCTAAGCACCTCATTTGTTGGTGATTATCTAGGAATCCATTGCATAAGTACCTCAAAAAACTTCTGTCCTACTCTCGAAAGGACGCATAAAGTATAATTGTATCAACAAAAGGAGTAAGAAATGATAACGATTGGTGCTGTACTATCTGAAATGAATAAGCCTGTTAGTGTCTTCGATATTACCTATCGTAAAACTGACGGATCGTGGGGTGAGAAGAAAGGCTGTATGCTTAGAAGAAACACCACTAACGAGCTAGGAGAGCGCAAGCGAATGAACCGATCTGGTACTATAAAGCTGGCTCATAAATCGAGCGGAGCCATGATGGATATTTACATCGACCTCCTACTAACCTTCAACGGACAAGCCATAAATCACCTGACCTAATGAGTTTGAAACGAGTTTCCAAAAACGTCTACCTGGCAAGCTACACCCCGCAGTCGGCAGTGGTAGTGACCTTCGGAAAAGATGCTGCCAAAGCCGTCGATGCGGCTCATGGTGAAAAGCCATCGACCGGTGGCGGTGGTGGTTCTAGTAATGCCTACGTAAATCGTGGCGTTAATGACGATAAGCTGTTGGTGATGCACAAGCTAGCCACCGAAAGCCCCAACAAATGGCAATTCATCGTCACCCGCCGCAATTTCATCGGCGGGCTTGGTATTGGTCTGCACAAAAAGGAGGTGCTAAATAAACAGTTTTCTTACGTACCCCTCATTGACGATACTTTCGAAGGCTGGCAGGAAAAAGTAAACCTTGACGACTACGCCGCTGCGGCCTCCTACCAGTTGGCATTTTGTGGTGAGCTTAATGTCTTGGTAGCGCTCGAAACCAACAAGAAAATCAAAAGCATTGACGTAGTTGATGCCAACGAAGTGCGCGCCGTGAGGCCGGCCGCAAAATCTAACAAGGTTACCGAGTTCTTGATCAACCCCCAATTTGGTTTCCTGAAAATATTAAAGCGTGAAGATTGCAAAGTAGTACCCGCCTTCGATCCCGAAGATCCGACCCGGTACCCGCTGTCGCTCATCCACATTAAGCACCCTATGCCTATGCAGAAATACTACGGCTTTGAGCCGTGGTGGGGGAGTGAGAAATGGACGAGCATCTCCAACCGCGTTACCGACTACTACGAAAGCACTTTTGAAAACGGTTTTTTCTTAACCCATCATGTCGACATTCCAGACGACTACTTCGAGCAAGATGGCCTCGATGAAGACGGACAAGACGAACTGAAAAACAAAGTATTGGACGGTATATCCGAAACCCTATCAGGTGTCGAAAAGGCCAACAAGATCCTGTTTACTTTTTCAAAGCTCACCATCGACGGCCGGGCTATCCAGGGCATCAAAATCACGCCGATCCAGAACCCCATCAACGACGAAGCTTTTATCAAAATGTTCAATACCTCCAACCTCGTACAAGCCAGCTCGCACGGAGTCCGGCCCGAGCTAGCAGGTATTGCCATCGGTAACGACATGGGTACCTCCGGCAAAGAAATCGTAGCATCGGCCAACTATATGCAGGACTTCATGACGTTTTTCGATAAGAAAATGCTCTGCAAGCCCATCCTGTACGCCATGCGAATCGACGGCATTGGCGCGGGTATGTTCCCCTACGTGTACCGGATCAGCTCCTACACCCAGGACGTTACCCCCACCACCTCGCCCGACAACCCCAACTTTGTAGCACCCTAAAACGCCCGATACCCATGCTTATCAACTCCATAGAACAGCTCAAAGAGGCCATCGGTGGCATCCAGCAAACCATGAACTGGCGCACCTGGAAACCCTTCGTGCAGCAAGCCGAAATGCTCTACATCGTGCCGGCTATCGGGCAAGAGCTCTATGCCGAACTAGACAACGCCACTACGCCAACCGCCAAGCAAACCAGTCTTCTGACTTGGCTCCGCATCTCCATTGCCGAATACGCCGACCTGCTCGGAGGCATGCGGCTCGTGCTGCACACCTCCGACGCCGGTAAGCAGTCGCCCTCCGGCAACAATATGCAGGTCCCCGGCAAATGGATGATCGTGGCCGCTCGCAAGGAGGCCATCAACAAAGCCGACCTCGCACTCGAACGTGCCTTGCAGTTTCTCGAAACCAACGCCGCCGACTTCCCCACTTGGAGGTCGTCCGGTAGCTATACCTATTCCAAGAAACTATTTATCAGCTCAGCCACCGAGCTCACTACCTATTTTCCACCAGCCCGGCAGTCGCGGCGTGTCTATCTGGCCTTGCGCGATTATCTGGCCAAAACCGAGCACTACTACCTCAAACCCCTGCTGGGTGAAGCGCAGTACGCCACCTGGAAAGAAAAATTACTCGAAGATGAGTCTACGTGGTCGGCCCTCGAAACCGAAGCTCTCCAAATGCTCCGGTACCTGCTAGCCTACCAGACCTTTTTTGAGAGTATCACGTTCCTGAATATCGACCAAGATTGGCGCTTAATCTCCGAAACCGACGGTATTTCCAACGAAGAAATACTACCCACCGCCCGCCGCCAAGAGATGCGTTCCGAATGCCAACGTCAGGTGCAAGAGTTCCAAAGCAGGCTCACTGCTCACCTCATGGCCCACGCCAGCGACTCCGAGTTTGCTGATTATTTCGCGTCCAGTGCCTACAAACCCGCCCGAACCGTCGCCGGAAGTCGGGTCAATAATAGTGCAGAAAAAAAGTATTACGGATTTTAATCAAGTCTATTCGCCATGAAAAAACACCTATTCCTCACGGCCTTTTGTCTCGTTTCTGCCCTCGCAGCGCTTGCCCAGAGTACAGTCACATTTCCCAAATCGGGCAAGATCGCCACCGAAGCCTACGTCGATTCCGTCGTGCGAGCCCTCACGGCTCCCTTCATTACGCCCCCCGTGGTAGTACTGCCGCCGGTCATCAACGTACCCGTGCTCAGCCCTTGCCAAGAAGGCCCCGAAATACGGAAAATCTACAACGTCACCGCTACCAGCCTCCAAACCCAGTTCCATGGCGTTAAGGTGTCAGACATCACCTGGCAGATCAGCTCCGCCGCCGGCCTGCTCCGGACGGGTAGCATCGAACCCCGTTCCAACGTGCTCGATATCACGTACCAGGCATTACCGCCCGGCAGCTATCTTCTGAAACTATACGGGAAAAATTGCCAGGGACGCAGCGAAAAAGCCTTTACCGTTGCCAACGTTGGCGTTGTTACGCCTGCCGTACTACCGCCCGTGCTCCCACCTTTCCCGAGCCAAGGCACGAGCTATGATCTGTTGATGAACCTCACCGGCTACGGCTTTTCGCCCTCCGACCCCCAAGGCATGGACTCCGAGTGGGTCGAGCGCATTGAGGCTTTCCGGTACAGTTGGGGCTATGGCATTACGGGTATAAGGCTCTGCGTGCGCTGGCACCAATGGGAACCCACCCCAGGCAATTTCCAGAAGGCCACCTTACAGAAAATAATAGCCTACTGCCGCGCTCGAAACCTGAAACTAGCCGTGTTTTTCTGGCCCTTTCGGGATGAAAACGACGGCTTCATCCCCCCCGGACAAGCCATGCAGGGCCACCGGGGCACTACCCTGAAAATGGAAAATCGCCTCATACTAGGCTCCATGGTGTCGCAGGAAGTGAACCAGAAAATGTACGCCGCCATCGAAGCGCTATCCGCCGAGCTGGCTACCTATGAAAAATCTCATTCCGTGGCGCTAGGTAGTGGCCTAGCCGAAGAGTACATCAACCCCACAATCGGCGTAGGTGAAAGCGCAACCCCTGAAATCACAGGTTTCGAGCCCATTTTTCAGGAAGGTTTTCGCAAGTTTCGCAAAGGCAAAAACCAACCCTACCAACGCCCTGAGATCGTGGAGTGGACGGGCGGCGTAGGCTTGCAAATGGGCAACGAAGTCGGCAAGGATTTCGCCAGGTATATCAGTCTTAATCTAACCAACCACTTCGAGAGCTTCACCAAGGCTGTCAAAAAGGGTAGTAATGGAAAACTCCTGAGCGTGTATATGTACCCTGATGCGGGCAACCCGCAAAACGCTTGGTTTCTGCATAGCAACTTCGCCGCTCAGGCCGCAGCAGCTGATATGATGTATGGCACCGATGGCGATTTCCCCTCCAATATCGACCGAAAACTATTGTGCAACGCCATCGCCCAAGGTATGGGCAAGCTCAGCATGATCGAGTACGACCCCACCGACCTCGCCAGTTCTGGACGGTACTGCTCCGGCATTGACCTGGGCCTGATGGAACGAGAATACGAAAAAGCCTACCAACAAGGCACCCACGTAGTAGCCTTCGCGATGGCCTTCTGTCCTGAGGAGATTAGAAATATGGAGCCGCACCTGAAACGCCTGCATGAAAAGTATATTGGCAAGCCCTACACCCGCCCCAATTGGCCCACCACCGAGGTTTCTATTACGCCCGCCTTCTGGAAAGGCGAACAGATATACAGCCCCTTCTGGAAAGGAGATAACTGGCTACGACCCGACGACACCGACTTCTGGGGCGAAGCAAGAAGATAGAGAAAATGAACTATTCTAACATTCTAACATTCACTCATTCTAACATTGCCCCTATTCACTCATTCAAAAATGAAAAACACGCCCATCCGCACCGTCGCAACCCTAGCATTATGCCTGCTTACCTTGGGTTTTCTGGCCTTAGTGTACCGGGCGTGCCAGCAGAAGCCAACGCGCAGCGCCTTCGAATCCGCCCACGACAGCGCCGCTCACTACCAAGAAAAAGCACGTATTGCAGACGATTCAGCCGCCTACTATGAAATACGCTACCAACAATCCAAGTCCGAACTCCACAGCCTGGCCGTGCGCCTGTTTCGTGGTGATGCTACTACTGTGCTGCTCCGCGACAGCCTCCGGGCAATTGTCCAGGGACGAGTTCTCGACAGCCTACGAAAACGCCCTGCTCGACAGCCTGCTGCTCTACACCCAGCTCCAACACACTCACCAAAACCTCCTGAAAGCCCATGATTACACACAGCAACAGAACCAGGCCCTCGCCCACGAAGTCAGAGTGCTACGCCTGCAAGCCGCCATCACAGAGCGCCTGCACCAGCAAGCACTGCTCACCGCCCAGAAATACCGCCGCCGCCAGCGCTGGAAAGGGCGCCTTGAAGGGTTCCTACTTGGCCTCCTTGTACCCATCTAAACACGAAACCATGAAACCATACTTTCGAGACTATACCGTGAACAATTTTCTTAACGACCTGGCAGATGGCCTCACATCCACCCTTGCCGACAAAGGCCTACTAGCCATAGCACTGGCCACCAGTGGCTTCATGCGCGTACTGATGCAAGACAGCGACGTCACCGCCGACTTCGCCTACATTACTTTCATCGCCTTCGCGCTCATGACCATGCTCGGGCTCGTCAAGCACATAAAAAACAAAGAGCGTGACGCTAAGGTGTTTCTCATCAAGACCGCCACGCAGCTCACCGTCATGGTGTCCGTCATCGTGCTCGGCTACCTATTCGCCATTGCTGTTTTTGGCGTCCGTACCATCGCCTCACGGGTCGGGATTGTCGACGTGCCCACTGCGCCTATCATCGGCATGTACTTCATCTATTCCGGCTACATGATCACCTTCACCTACTACGCCCTTAAATCCCTAGACCTGATCGAGCAGATCCTGCCCAACTACGTACCCGCCTGGTTTTCGGCTACCTTTCGGCGGTTCCGCAAGACCGGAGAGTTCGCCGATCTGCTGAAAACACCGCCCGAGGTTACCGACGAGAAGAAAGACACCAAGCCAGCGCCATGAAACTATCCGAGCACTTCACCCTAGCCGAAATGCTAGCCAGCCAAACCGCCACCCGTCGCGGCTACAAGGAACAGTTCGCGCCGTCGGAGGAGATCACCGAAAACCTCCGGGCCTTATCCGTCAATATCCTTGAACCCCTCCGGCTCAGCGTCGGCGTACCCATCCGCGTAAGCAGTGGCTACCGCTGCCCCCGGCTCAACCGCGCCATTGGTGGGGCCCGCAGCTCACAACACGTGCAGGGCCAAGCCGCCGACATCAGCAGCCCCGGTATCAGCAACGCCGAACTACTCGACAGGATCGTAGCGCTCAACCTGCCCTTCGACCAACTCATTGCCGAATTTCCCGACGCCCAAGGCGAAGCCTCCTGGATCCACGTTAGCTATTCTGAACGCCACCGGCGCCAGCAGCTCACCGCCCTGCGCATTGCCGGTAAAACATACTATCAAAGGACCTGAATCGCTCCCGCATGAAAAACAAAATACCAGCATCATGGGCCGAGTGTAGCCCTAGGCAGCTCAAAAAAGCCCTACCCCTGGTACTGGCCATCCGTACTACCGACGACCAAGACCTCACGCTGCCCCTCTATAACCAGCTCGTGCAGGTCCTCACCGGGCTACAAGACGTAGCCGAGCTGCCCCTCGTAGCCCGCAACGATCTCTACGACGCCGTGCGCTGGGCCATCAACACCCCCATCACCGAGCCGCCGTTTCCGTACGTTCGCGTGGGCCTTACACGCTACTACCTCCCACAGCCCGCCTACGCCGACAGCTCCACCATCGAAGTAGCCATGGCCAACATCTATTACCTAGCCTACTCCAACCCCAAAGCGCCCAACCCCGACGCACTCTACGAATTCTTGGCCATCATCCTGCGCCCGCGCCGCTTCGGTTGGCAGCTACGCAAACATTTCACCTCCTACGACGGCGACGACCGCCAGCCCTACAACTCCCTTCGGGCCAGCCAACGCGCCAAAAAACTCCGTCGGCTCAGCCTCGAAACCATCCTGCCCATTATCTTATACTGGGAGCACCACAACAACGCCTTCGTGCAACGCTACGCCAACCTATACGACGCCGCCCCCGACGCCCGCACCCTCTTTCATAATGGCGAAGGCTGGCTCTCCACCATCGAAGACGTAGCCGAAAACCGCGTCCACGGAAATTTTGACAGTGTCTGTGCTACCAATGTTCATACTATTTGGTTGTATTTGAAACACAAGAAAATCAAAAACGATGAACAACTCCGACAAATGGAAGCCCAAAGCCAAGCGTAGCTACGCCCACCCCCGAATCCAGATATTTGGCATACTCTGGGAGTACATCGCCTCATGGCTCTCCTACCAGCTAGGAGCCATCCGTTTTCGGTTAGGGGCACTAGATGGCCTCCAAATCCCACCCGATACCAAGCTCGACAACACTATGGTCAATTGGCTGATCGCATCGAAACGAGCAATAGAAAACAGCACCCGTCATCCCGACTTATGGGATGACTATTACCAAATCCAGCGCCGCAAGCACAAGCTCCCCCTGGTGGCCCTACAAGCCATCCACGAATTCATGTGCAAGAAACAAGGAGTCACTCGATAGAGTAGAGCAATATGAAAAAACTACAACTATACGGTGGAGATGGGTATGATTACTCAGCATAATCCTTACTGCATTCCGGGCAGGTTGGACATTCTTTGTCCTCATCCCAATCTTCATAAATGCAATCCGCTGAAAATACTACTTTAATCCATTTATCTTTT